CGCGCCGCAACTGGCTGATGATCATTAAGAATATGTCAAACTCGGTCTGCGAGCGCGCCAGGCTCCCCACCTGCTGCTCGCTACTCATGCCCATCAACGACGGCATCAGGATGGCCATGCGGATCAGCTGGTCGCAGTAGTCAAGGACGATCTTGTACTGGCTGCCCACATCCTTGCTCGGCTCCATGAGCTTTAGCTCTATGGACTTGGGCAGCACGATGCCGCTACGGCTTTGCAGATTCTTGAGAAATGACTCCAGGTCGGAGCGCTGGTCGGCCTGCAGCTCCGTGCCTTCAAACGACGCAATGGCGATCGGCTCGGCAAAGCGCTCCATGCTGATAGGCAGGACGCGAAACAGGTTGGTCTTGACCCACCACGAATTGTAAGCCGCCTTCAAGTCCGACTCGCCGTAATAGTTGCCGAATGAGTTGGCGTGCGAGTAGATGACAAACTTGTCCGAGGGCATCTTGACCATGTTCTGCCACACGCCGTTCTTGGTCAGATCGCCCGCGCTGTCCACCTCGAACTGAAGCTCGTCGGGCGGGCGGGTGCGCAGATTCTTTAGTCCCCACTTGCCCTTGAACGGGCCATAGTCGATTGACCAGTATTCTTTTTCGCTACATGAAAAGCCGTAGGCCAGGCCCGTCAGTATGTCCAGGATCTTGCCATCGAATGATCCCTTCATCTCGTTGAAGTTGAACTCGACAAAGTCTTTGTACTCCGTCAGCGTCGTATCCGATGCCTCATCGGTATCGGGTAAGTGGACTTCCCAGCCGGTGGAGAGCACGGCAAACTTCTTGGCCGATAATGCCGCCTTTACCTGCTCGTCCCGGAGCATGTCGCGGTAAATCTTGATGCCCTTGCGCCGTGCCAGGTCGTCGGGGTTGTACGGCGTAGGGATAAACGACCGCCCGCCAAGCGCAAAGGCGCCAAAGTAGCTGCCCGTGGACGACACCACACCGAGCGGCGGGCGTGCCTGCTGGTAGACCGCCACGCCGTTGCCGTTGGCGGCGGGTAATGCAGGCTTAGTCTTGCGCTTTTTGGTCTTGGTCTTGGGCATCTTTTTTCTTTACTTGCCGATGCTTATAATTATCCACAGGGCCTCGGAGCGGGCGGGCCGCCCGTAATGTCATCGGGGTACGTGGCCACCCGCTCCTTCTCTTGTCTTGGCTTCAATCTATATAACAGTCCATCGGTTTAGGTGGTGGGGGCGGCAATTGCCCCTTCTTCAGTTGCTTAGGTTTTTTCGGCTTACGCCGATACAGTTTCTTCCGCCGATTGTATGCGTAACTCATCACCAATCCGGCCTCAGTCTCTCGCCTACCATAATTATTTGCTTCGTGTTGATTGCCGGGACGCCGGTTAGATAATTAAAGCTGCCCGTAATGGCATCGACTATATCGTCATGTCCGCCGCCGGGGAATACTTCGAGCTCATCAAGCGCGTCGTGGTTCCATCGCCCGCTGAGCATGCAGACGTTGCCACGCTCAGCCTGTGCGGCAAGGGCGCTAGGGCGTATTTCCTTTGGGCCTGTGACGCGGTCGCCTTTGAAATCGTACCCGGCCAGTAGACGAGTATAATCGTCAATCACCCGAATCCCACTAGCACCGGGCTCTTGCTCCATTCGGATTACCACATGGCCATACCGATCACGGTCCAAACGCGCCGTCTGCAGGATTAAATCTTCTACGCCCTTAGACGTGAGCCTTACCCGCTGGACATCAATGACAACAAAGTCCTTGCCGTGCTGGCCCACCAATGCGCCCACTGTGTAGTCCGGATCGTTGTCGCCATTGGATTCGGTGCCGGCAAGATCCCAATAGCGGCAAAAGCGCATCTGCGACGGCGCCACATCGATGATCTTGAACCACTGGCGCATGAACATGCCGGTGGCCTGGATCTCCCAATCGCCCTTGAGCAACTGCGCGGAGCGGACCGGGCCTAATTCGTCTTCCAGGTTTCTTTTATATTCCTCGCTCTCGCGCAAATAAGGATTGTCATCAATGAGCGACGGGACAAATATCCTGTCCTCGCGCGTCGTGGCATCCACATACCGTTGCTTCACCCATAACCGGCCCACGCCGTTAGGGTTGGACGCCGAGCGCATGCGCAGCGGCACGCCCGATGGCGGATTGCGCAGTCGTGACCACATGAAAGAAATGTCCGAGTAAACAAACTCGGTCACCTCGTCTACGTTGATCGAATGAAACTCCGCCGACTGATAGCGGTCCAAGTCCTTGCTGGTTTCGAGAAAGCCGAAGATCAGCCGTGAATAAGTGCCGCCGCCGGTGGGAAACCAATACTCCTTGCCGTCCTTGCGCCGGTACTCGGGCCACCATTTGTTGGCAACGTCCATCAACGCGCCGGGCAGTGACAGCTCGCTGAAGGTACGGCGCAGCACGAGCGCGTTATAACCGGGCACGTCGAGAAACTGAGCGGCGGCCATGAGCAAAGCTATACTTTTTCCGCCGCCGGCTGATCCTCCGTAGAAGACATCCTTATTGGCTAATTTTAGAAACTCCGCCTGCTTGTTGGTGGGCTCGGTCGGTATGTATTTATTTAGCCGCGGCTTGAGCGTATCGCCCTCGCGCACGCAGGTTAGCGGTATGAGCGACTCGGCGGGCTTCAGTAATAGCCGCTCCACGTCCTCGGCCTTGAAGCGTTGTCCCCAGTCGCGCTTGACTGCGCTCCAGTCTATCTGGTCAACGGTCAGATTCATCGTGTCCATTGCCGCTAGTCACAGCGTACTGCTGGAATACTTCCGCCGGCACTATGCCCGCCTCCACCAATGCCTTGAACGCGCCCACCGCCTTGTCGATGCTGGTCTCCTGGTGCTGCTCCACGATGGTCTGCTGGCTGACGACAATGGTCGGCATGTCGGTGAGCGGGACGGGCCGGCCAACTCTCATATCCAAATACTTATTAACCCAAAATTCCCTATGCGGTCCGTCCTGAGTTGCACCGACTATGATTTGTCCACAAATGAGTTGCTCATTAGTCCAGTTGTCCCTATAATCGACGCGCGCCCTTAACAACGTTTTTTCTTTGAGGCTAAGTCCATTCGCTCGCTTATTAGCTAACACTTCCAGCCAATTACGAAGGCTTACCTCTTTTTTTGGGCGCCCTTTCGGATTTGGCGACGGCGCGCCCTTTTTCCAACGAGTATCGTTAGCCGGAAGTGTGTTCATTTTGTGTTTATCAGGCTCGCTCATGGATCAGTTTCCCACGCTGGCCTTTCGATATTGACGGCTTGCTGCTTGTGCTCCACCGCCTCGCCGTCCACGGTGAGCTTTAGGTTATGCTTGTCGCAATACATTGCCTCGCCGATCATCACCCAGCCGCCCGGCATGCTTGGCGACTGCCGATACCACTGGCGTTGAGCGCCGCACTTGTCACAGATATAGGTTGAAGACAGCGTAAGGCTCATGGATGCCCTCGCCGATATGTGAGCGGAAATAAACCGAAGGATAGTCTGAAAGGCGTTCTATCTATAAGCACCTAACATCGGCCTTCCGCCCCCCAGCGTGTGCCAACAATAGCAAGTTTCTTTGAAAATAGCATTAGACGGCGATTGACCGTATTGGGGACTTCCCCCTGTGAAAGCCCCCGATCCGGTAAATTTTTCTCGCCTGTCTCCTTTCATGGTTTTTTAGGCAGCCTCCGAGTAGGGCAGAAAGCTGCGCGCCCTTGGTCCCTACACCTTAGTTGCCTCATTTCGTTAGCAACATGGCGCTCTAAGCCGCCTTCGGTTACTCTTCATGGTTTAAAATGCCGTGAACGTTTTGAGATATTGCGGCGACATAGTAAAGAGAGCTGTCAATATTCCGACCATCCCTAGAAACATCAGAGCAATCCCGATCCGTCGCCTTTTAGTTTCACTCACGCGGCTTTGTCCTCCAACAACTTGCGCTTCAACTCATGGCTCAGCATGAAATCTATTTCTTTAATCGCCCGCTCGCCAAACTTGCCAAGCACATAGGCGCGGTAGGACGGATTGCTGTAATACATCCTAAATGCGACATCCCTATACCACAGCACCTCTTTCGGGCT